GGTGACGCACGTCCCTGTAACAACAATGAGAACTAGATACGAGAATAGCCCGGTCCTTTACAAAGGAACCGAGTCGTGTCCTTACACGTCTTGGAACTGGGATAATGGACAGCAAGTAGGCAACGGAAATTTGACGTCACCCGACGCCATCCGAACCTACAGTCAGGCAGCCATCACAGACGACGATACGTCGCCTGGTCGAAATACAAAGTATTGTCACCATACTCGGAAAAAGTACGAGTTGATGAACCTTACTTCGTGTAACGAGCGTAGTCCGCTCCATCCATACGCTTACATCACTGTAAGCGGGGATTGGGCATTCTACAGTCGGTGGCCGGTTCACGAAAATGGCGGTGGAGATATCTCCATCGGTTCCGTGAGCACCTTGTATCGCGAAACATTAGTACAACATATCCGCCGCGCAATTGAAAAGTTCCACGAGGTCAATGTCGCAGAAAACGACATTAATCTTACGGAACTGGACGATTTCGTGGTGGGTCTGCGGAACATCCGTTCCAACATGAACAAAGCTAGAACCTCTATGGGTTCTACTGCCTATCGCAAACTTACCGGACTATTAAAGTACGGTGGAGGTGTGGTCGGCGGTTCATGGCTGTACTATGTATTCGGAATAGCACCTGGGTTGAAAGATCTCAAAGCTACCGATCAATTCGTTCAAAACTTCAAGAACGGATTTGAAAGGTATATGAGAAATCTTAGGAAACGTTATGTTATCCATGTAAAGAGCTATGGGAATTTCGATTCCCTACACTCTTTACCTACCCATGTGGGTCCTATCGGCAATTCTAGTTACGAACTCGGGGCAAAAATTATGCCCACGATGATTCCGACTAGAATTGTAACTGTTGCTGGTAAGCGATTCCATAAGTACTACAACGACTACTTTAATCGTTGGCAGTACGTTTTGGATAAACTTGGCAGTAATGGTCCCTTATCAATGGCTTGGGAGAAATTACCTTTTTCCTTCGTCGTTGACTGGTTCGTGGACCTCCACGCTGTCATGAATTTTGCTGACGCTGCTCTTACAAGTGGGCAGAGTGAGCATATTGATGATGTGGGCTGGTCAGAGAAGTGGAGTTGTATTGTACCGGCTTATAGAAACCAGTACAGTACGTACATCACTTCTCAAGACGGCCAAGTCGTGGCTCAGAATGAGTTCCAGTATTATCACCGTGAAGCCGTAGACCTCAAGCAATTCCAGCTTGTAGGCCTCAGCGGTAAGTTCGGAAAGAGGCAGGCTGCCACAGCGGCAGCACTGCTCCACCAAATCGTGGCGAACTTGAAGAGATAGTTATCGAGTTATTGGGATAACCTAATAGCTCATCTCAACAGAGTTGTAGTATACATCATGAATGCTAACCTAACGATTAGTACATTGTCGTTCAATCAGACCTACTCTGACAAGGGTGGATCTGAACGTCGTGAAACCTCGAGGGGCGTAAGCCTCCCAGAAGTCATGACGGTTAAGCATCAGGATATTACCGATTCGGCGACTAAAAAGCCGGCGACCCGGTCCCTGGTGCGTTTTGATCGCCATGTTGCTCTGACGGATGGCACCATTGCCCCCGTCTCTGCCTACATCGTAGTCCAAGTCCCGAAAGATACCGCGGTGGTGTCGAGTGACATCCTCGCTGTTGTCGCTCGCCTTGCTCAAGTCGTGTCACTGGCAACGCCAGTGGCAGGGTTAGAGCTTGGCCCGTCTGTGTTTGTCAACAAGGAGCAGTAGGATGAAAGTCTTACTGCTTCTTGTTTTGCTACTTGGGGGGTGTTCAACACTTCCCAAGCGGGTGGACATAGAATACCATCACAGTGATGGTACCCCTAGCCCAGCTGCACAGGCAACAGGAGCGACTATCGAGGAGAAGTAATTCTCCTCTTTAGGCTGGTTTTCCAGCACACAATTGTGTCGGTATGCACATTTGTGTAATACGCCTAACCATACCGGTATAAACCGTCTGCATAAGCAGTAATAGTTATGAGTACTACATCAAAGAACGATATGACCTCTAATCACCCGCAAATACGGGTCTTTATTGGTCCTTCAGTCACATTCACATGTGACTTTTCACCTCGGCCCTTCTTCTCAGAAGAGCTTTGGGGAATTCGCCGTGGGTACCGATACGCTGGTGTTCTTAGGTACCTGTCCAGTAGTGATAGGAATAGCTACCTCAACTATACGCTCCATCGCAAGGTGGAGCATGATTCGATCTTTCGCTGGGATTATAAGATTCCAGGAGTAGTCGATTGTTGTGGTATCCGAAGACCTTACTATGATTATTATAGTCATAGTGGGTATCCGGCGCTATCCTTCGCTGCTGGGCACCTCGCTGTCCCAAGATCTGAACTATTGAAGTTCAGTTGTCTAAGAGACATTGACTTGGGTGTGAGGTGGATACTAGTAGACAGGCGTTAGGCATAAGCACATGAGTATACTACTTGATGTATACAAACGCCTGCTAGCAGACATTGAGTTGTTATCAGGGGTGTCCTTGTTATCGGACGCACCTAGTGTAATGACCAATGAATGGGTCCTTATAGAGGGTCCCAAGCTAGACAAAGATGTCCTTCATTACCTAGAGCATGGGGGAGTAATCCCCACATTCCCAGAGTGGTTGATACCACTCTGGGACAAGTTCATCATTACCAATGATGCACTCATGCTTAAGTATCTCAGGACTTGTCTTTGCTTCTGCTATAAAGCCGAGTACGAGCCTACGCAGGTTCAACTAGAAGAGGCGCAAGCCTCTTTTGTTGAGACTGATGCTATGATCGGTATCTGGGACACGGCCTTTGAACAAGGCCAAATCTCGGTTCCTTTCATGCGTTATATGCGTCAATATGTTGGCCGGGTTATTGCCCGAGCCAACTTTTCAGAAATCATTCCTGCTCACGGACCTGGAAGTGTTTTTCCTTCTAGGCCCCCCGTGAGTAAGAGTAGGTTTCTTACCGTCTACTCTGATATCCAACAGTATTACCCTTATGACCAATTCTTCTGTGGCCTGCCATCTTTCTGGTGGCAGGTCATGGTTGAGGAAGCCATGGGCTCTATTGTTGAGTGCGACTCTGTAGTCGCACGCCTGGTTGCTGTCCCGAAAGACTCTCGAGGCCCACGCTTAATTTGCGTGCACCCCGCTGAGGCGATCTGGATACAACAGGGACAGAGAAGGGTCCTTGAGCGCGCTATTGAATCCTCTTATCTGACACGAAATCGGATAAATTTCCGAGATCAGTCAGTTAATGGTTCTCTTGCACTAGCCTCTTCTTCTTCTCGAGAGTTTTGTACCCTCGATTTGAAGGATGCTAGTGATCGGATCAGCCATAAGTTAGTACGATACCTTTTTGGGTACACGGCTAACCTATTAAGCTGTTCTCGTGCGCGTTCTGTTCTCCTTATGGATGGACGCATCCTGCCTCTCCTTAAGTTTGCTCCCATGGGGAACGCAATTACGTTCCCTGTGGAGAGTCTTATCTTTTGGAGTGCGGTTCGTGCTGGCATAGCATGTCATTACGGGGAAACCTGCGATGATATCTATGTCTTTGGAGATGATGTTCTGTTCCCGAGTAAATACTACGATGGTGCAATCCTCGGGTTGACTCGCATTGGCGCAATAACCAATGCGGGAAAGACCTTCAGAAAGGGACTCTTCCGAGAGTCCTGTGGCGTTGATGCCTTCAACGGCATTGACGTTACGCCTCATCGTATTCGGGTGCAGGATATCTCCTCCGTTCCTAATGCCATTTCCATCTGTGCGCTTGCAAAAGCTTTGCGCATGGATGGTTATGAGCATACTTCCTCGTACCTCTATACTCAGGTCCGAAGACGCTGGGGATCGTTACCACTTAGTAACAACCCCAACGCCCAAGGGCTTTTCGAGTATATTGGTTCCGCGTCTTCGGTCTTCAGATACGGAAAGGTTCGGTTTAATCCGAACTACCAAATCTGGGAGTCGCAGATACGGCTGGTAAGAGGTACGTTTATACGTCCCTCACAACATGATTGGTATCATGTCCAGGATGCTATTCTCTCATTGGAGAGAGCTACGGATGTTTATTTCCGTGGGGCACACGAGGATGGATACCCGGTTCCATACCGGGAACGGCTGACATATGGATGGAC